TTCCGATCTAAGAACGGATAGGAGGTCACGCCGCACTCGAAGCGCATCTCTATGGTGCCCTGGTCGAGGAAGCGGTTGGTGTATGCCTGCAACGTGCGAGGCACGCTGACGGTCTGCGTCTTGATGCCGTCACGGTAGATGGACACGGAGGCAGGTGTCGTGGCCGGGTCGTATGCCACGAAGTCGAAGGACATCTGCTCGTATTGACCAGCCTTGATGGTTGGGCGCAGGTGGTCGTCGGTGAAGACGGCACCGTCGGTGGAAATGATTTTCGCACCGATGTAGGGGGTGTCGGTCGCACCCCTCAAAATATCCAAATATATGCTGTCGGAGCGGAGCGTGAGCGTAGGGCTCGCCTCCATCTCAGCCACCATCTGTATGGTGTGCCGTCCATCGTCAAGCCCCGTCATGGAGAGGTTGAAGCTGCCGTTGGTGGTGCCGCTTCGGGTGACGGTCTGTGCGTTGCGCTGCTTGCCGTCGACATAGAGGGTCACCACCTTGGTGCCAGAGCCACTGACGGCGAAAGGTATGCTGACGGTCTCGTTGTTACCATAGCCATCCTGCGCCACGCACTCGGCGATGTTGAAGGAAGACGAGAGGGAGAGCGTGACCGCCTTGACGGACACGTAGGCTTGCTTGGTCTGTGCCTTGCCTGTCAGTGGGTCTGTGGTGGAGGCGATGACATAGATGTCGGTCGTGCCGAGTTGCAGGTACTTGGTGAGGTCGAGCTGGTAGCTGCCCGCGCTGACATCCTCGATGGTGTCGCTGTAGATGGTGGTCGCACCGAGGCGCATCTGTATCTGTACGGTCGCCTTCTGTCCAGTCGATTGCCCCTTCTCGTCACCTGAGCTGTACTGGTGGTCGTAGGTGTAGGTGAGCATAGCGTTGCCACCACGCTTGACGATGGCGTTGTCAACGACTGCGGATATGAGAATCTTGGTGGTCGAGGTCTCGCCACCACCGCCACCAGAGCCCATCGGCAGGTCAAGGGTGGTGATTTCGCCGCCCTGCTTGTTTTTGAGGCTGACGTGGACGGATGTCTCGTCATCGCTCACCTCGACATCGGCGGAGGCGAGGGTGTTGCCCTCTATCTCGTTGAGCTTGGCGGTGACCGCCTTGTTCTCCACAGGGTTTGTGCTGTCCTGGTCGAGCGTCTCGTCCACCTCCACGGTTGGGATGGTGATGTCGATGTTGCCTGTGCCGTCGGGAGTCTGCCTCTCGCCGTTGACGGTTATCTGCTTGACCGTGCCAGCACCTCCGAAATCCTCCCACGAGGCAGCTTGCTCCCAAGAGGAGATGTCCGTGCCGACGAACTGCTTGGTGAGCCACTTGCCCTGCGAAACCTCGAAGGTGATGCAGAGACCCTTGGCACGGTTTTTCTCCGGCACGGCCACGATGGCGGTGTCGAGTGTGTAGAAGCCTGTATCCAATGGCACTTGGTCGGTGACGTTGTAGGTGTTGCCACCCTTGCCACCGCCAGACTCCCTCAGGCTCTCCTTCAGCTCGTCGCTCAGCATTTCCTCGGTGATGCCACCTTGCTCCAAGGCATTGAAGTGCTCTGTGGTCTTCTGGGCGAGTGCGGAGATGTTGTCTGCGAGTGCCTTGTTGGTGCCAGCCTGTGAGGTGACGTGCTGCTCGAAGGTCTCGACCTTGGAGCGCATGTCGGAAAGCTCGTCGGCGAGCACCTGCTTGGTGTCGGGGTCGAGCACCGCCTTGGTGGAGGTGGCAGGAAGGAACACCTCGCCCTTGTTTTGGAGCATCCGCACCTTGGTTGCCACCAGTTTCGTGAGGTCGCTGATGGGATCGGACGGCGAGACGTAGGCGGTCACGTCGATGGTGCCGCCGACATTCCACTTCTCCCCTGTGTTGGTCCATGTACCAGGGGTGTTGCACTTATATACGATAGCGTTTGCCAACTCGCCGACAAAGGCGTAGTCGCCCTTGTCAGGGTTTGGATAGGTCGCCTTCAGCTCAGCCTCGTTGGAGAAGAGGTACTTGCGCTTGTTGGTTTGCTCCAGCTCGGTGATGGCGGTGAGGATCAAGCCGAAGTTGGCGTTGATGCTCTCTACGACGTTGCCGAAGGTCGTGCCCGAAGATGGGACTTTGTTCAAATCTTCCATAATATATGCGTTTTATAGTTTTACCAGTCACGAGGGCATTTGAACTGAATCCAGCATCCCTCGCCATCATCAGAATAAATTTGTGTGCTGAAGATGAGAATCATTGCATCTCCCTTGGCACCAAGCCCCAAGGTTTGGGAATGCTGTCCTTGGTCGTGCATGATGTAAGGTGTCTTGGTCGTGCCATCAGCCTTGATGTTGGCTCCCACGGTGATGTTCATCCCATTGCAAGCCCCATTCTTGCCACTGCCATTCATGGTCTTGACCATGATCATGTGGCCATCGTCATACGGCTGCATGTCTGGCAATTGGTATGTGGTGTTCTCTTCCATGAGCAAAGCCACATTAACGGAACGGTCAATCTTGTTGGAGTTGCTGTTGAAAGTTACGGTTTTGAGAGCCAGTCCTGCCGTATATCCGCCCCCGAACACCATGGCTGCAGCCTTTCCCTTTTTGTTCTTGATGGAGATGACTGCACCGTATCTGGTCAGGTAGTCATCCACCTCATCTATTAATCTCATGAGAATGGGAGTGCCCAAAGACTGCCACTGACCCAATATCGCCTGGCGGTTCTTGCCATTGAAGACTATGAACTCATCCAGAAGCGTCATTTCATTCTCCTTGCCGTAGCCAATGTCCTCGGTGCCATCCTCATCCTTGATGATGTTAAGAGCTGTACCTATGCTGCTCTCATTGATGGTGAAGCCGCCAATCTTGCCCTTGCTTGCCTCAATCTCCCCTTTGAGCTTGGCGTTGCCCTGCTCATCGATGGAGAAGTTGCCGTTGGGCGAGCGGACGGACTGAAGGACACCGCCCTTGGCGTAGATGTAGCCGTGTAGGATGATGTCGTTGAGAATGGCACGTCCACCGTGGGTGAGGACGAAGGAGCACATATTTTTCAGTTCTTCGTCGGTTGCTTGGTAACCTGGATCGTTGATGTACTTGCCAATGGTGTAGAAAGCCTGCTTGATGTCGCCACCGCCCCAGATGAAGGGCGAGTTCTTGGTGGCAGCGTAGCCGCTCATGCCACCCGTTTCTTTTGTCATCTTTCCGTTGCGGAACTGACCGACACGTATGTCCTGCGTCATCACGAGGCCACCGTTGACCGTGGTCTTCGCCTCGGTGATGGCGGAGGTGAGGTACTTGAACGCCTCGAAGTCAGCCAAGGCGTGGTCGTTGTCATCATAGGCCGTAGCCCATGCTATAGGCAGGTTGCCTTGGTTGAGCGTGACCTCCATCACGGTCGCCGATGCCTCAAATATGCGAAAGCGTGTATCCTCGGCATCGGAGCACTCGAAGATGACGGAGTATCTCTTCAGCTCATCCATGAGCTGTATGGTCTCGCTGTAGCCACCGATGGTGAAGCGGAGGGACGAGCCACGAGCCTTCAGCGAGAGGGTGTATTTCTCACCTGCAATGAGTGAGGCGGTGAGCTGCTGCGCAAAACCGCCATCGGTGAGGGTGACAGCATGACCCGATGCACTCTCCGATGTCTCGATGAACTCGGCGTTTTTGCACTCCCAGTATTTGGCGGAGTCGCTGAAAATGGTGGTTTCATCGGTGATTTCCATTTTTTCGTCAAACTCCTGCGAGGTGTAGTCGCCTGTGAAGCCAGAGTTGAGCAGGAGGTTTCCGCTCTTGATGCCCAGCCCCTGCAGCTGCTCGATGGGTGTGCCGTCTGGGAGCGTGGTGCCAGGCTCGAAGATGGCCTTGCCCTTGAAGGTGGCGGTCTTGGTGAGAGGGTCGTAGGCGATGAAGTTGGTCTGCTCACGGTCACCCACGTAGTAGGTGCCGTAGATGCGAGAGTGGAACTGTCCGCCCTCGAAGCCCTCGTCCTTGACCTCGCAGTCCTGCAGTGAGAAGGAGGTGATGCCCTGGTAGTACTTGGTCGATGGTGCGTCGCTTGCCGTGGCGGAGAGGATGATGGTTGACGTGCGGATTGGGTTGTTGGCGCCTTGGAAGCCCAGCTGCACGATGTTATCGCCCACCTCAGGAACTCCCTCTCCGTCAAACTTGCCGTCTTGGTTGGAGAGGATGATGTAGTTGTCACCGATGCCTGTCACCAGTCGCCAGTAGTACTTGGTGGAAGCGAAGGCGGTCGTGTCCGCCTCTATGCGGAACTGCTGGCAGCGTGCCTGGTCGCCCACGGCGAACTCCTGATAGATGTGCCGCTTGCCGTCTGATGTCTCGAAGTAGCACTTGTAATAGGTAGGCGTGCCAGCGGTGATGACACGGCCACGGGCGTTGAGCCACTCCACCTTGGAGCAGGTCATGGCAGCAGCGGACAAAGCCAGCTCACCGCCCACGTGCTTCAGTTCCTTGATGGTAATCTCCCGAAAGTATGCCGCACGTCGGATGGTGAGAAAGTCGAACTCAGCGGTCGATGTGCCGTCCTTGTCAACCGATATGGACGCTCCTGTGGCATCCGTTTTGAAGTCGCCGAAGGTGGTCTTGGTGCCATTCTCGCCCAACTGTGAGTCGCCAGAGACGAAGAGCGAGGCGAGTTTGGCGAGAGCCTTGGACACAAGTCCTTTGGCGAATGTGATGAGACCTTGGGCGGTATCATCATATACGGAAGAAAGTTTCTCATCGTTGGGAGCGGCAAACTCGAAGAGTGACAGAAAGGCGTTGCCGATGCGTCTTGCGGTGTTTGCCTTGGGGATGCGCTCGTCACGTATCTCCTCGAAGGATTGCTTGATTTGTTGCTTATCTAATTTTTCAGCCATACTCAATTAAATTTTATTGCCAAACATTTGCTTGAAGATGTCAGCCATCAAGCCCAGGTATTCCTCGCCGTAGAACATACCCTCCATGTCGTTGAGTTTCATGATGGAGGCATAGTATTTTTTGTTGAACCATGGTTTGCGCTGACGTGGCTCGCCCAGATTGTGTTTGGCACGGTATTCTGGATCGAGAAAATGAAGGTCGCCAGGATTGCCATGGTAATAGCCATTGCCTGTGCCTGCCTCTTGGTAGAGACCGTAGAGCAGGAATTTGTGGGCTATCATGCGTGAAGAACCTCCGAAGGAAGTGGTTTGCACGCTGTTGAAGAGGGCACCGGTATGCCGGATGCGGTAGTGCATGAGCTTTTCTTTCCAGATGTTGACCATCTCTTCTGCCCATCCCTTCTCATAGGCGTAGATGTCTGCTTGTGAGACAGGACGCTTGATGTCATTCGTTCCATTCCTCATAGTTGTACTCCAGGTTTAATGGCTCACTCACGTCAAGATGGAACTCAACACCTGTGAGACCGTTGATGAAATAGGCACCTATCTCACGGCTGTCTATCTGATCGCTGAGCATATAGGTGTATTCTTTGAACTGCCAGTCGTATTTATCGATAACGATTTTGCTCAGAAATTGCCGGAATATCTTGCGGCACGTGTTGAGCTTCTCCTGTCGGTCATTCATGTCAAACTCTTTGTAGCGCATGAGGATCCACACGGTATAAGTGATGACCTTGCGGTAACTACCGTCACCATTGATGGCCACGTTGCCCTCGTTGGTGTCATCGATGACTACGAAGTTTTTACTCTTAGCCATGTTCTGCAGCATACCCTCGAAAGAGAGTGGGCTGCTGCAGGTGGTAGGCATGAAGCCCAACTCTGAGGTAAGCTTGTTTTGTTTGGTGAGATCTCTAAAGTAAGAGAACGCATCAAAGCCCACCTGCACAGAAGGGGTGTTTATCTCTGTCTTAATCATGATGTTTTCAGTTTATCGTTTAACTCCTCAGCCTCACGTGCCTTGGCATCCAACTCGGTGAGCGCACGCCACACATCAGACTTTTCTATTTGTTTCTCCTTGGTGATGTCACCACCCGTGAGCGCTCGGATCTGCGCATTCATAGCCTCCGTCATATCATAGTCGCCATCTTCAGACGCAGGTTTGAAGAGGTGTGGAAAAGATTTTGAAAAGTTATCTTTTATCCACATGAACCACAAGAACACTCCCATAGTCTCGGATGGAGCACATTTGATAGAGTCTGGCTCTTTGCCCTCATCATCAAGATATAGTCGGCACGCCATCTCGCGTAGTGGCTCGTCGCTCGTCTTGTCTGACTTGAGAAACTGTTGGAAGTAGTTATCGCAGACCATATAGTTGATGAGTGGAAAATCATGCAGCTCGACATCTACTGCCTTGTATGGGCCGATGAAGTCGAGCCTGTTGTCTGCGCCCTTGCCATCGAAGATGAAATCGAATGCCTCGCACAAACTGTGGACCTGCCAAAGCTGAAGGAAGAAGCGCAGCTTCTCACCATTCTCCATCACAGTCTCGCAGAGCCATCCGTCTTTTTTCTCCTTGAGCACCTTGATACCGCAGAAACGGGCGAAGAGATAGGTGCGCACTTGCCATTCGCTCCAACCTTGTGTAAGCAGGAAGAGCACATAGCGCAGCTGCTCTTGTGTGAGATCACTCCAGGAGTGAGGAGCGTGGAGTTGCAGGCTGCCGTCAGCCAGCAAAGAAGAAGGTTGTGTCATCAGCTTTGTTTTCATACGCTTGCATGTGATTGGCCTTGTAGGCGGTTGAGTCTCTGTATTTGGTGAAGTCATCGAGATGATCTTCTATGAAACGAAGAAGGTTCTCGAATGAGCCATGGGTATCTTGTCTGTCTGTGATATCGCCATTTTGGGGCAGGAACAACGCGATGAAATCGAGTATTTTGAGTTTGGCTGCTTGATGGTTAGGCTCGAATTTAGCCTTGCGCTCCTCGCTTAGCAACTGGTCAATCAAGTCATCGGAGAGCTGCTTGCGAAGAAAATTCTCTGCAGTATCGATGTTAGATCTGAAAGATGCGAGGTCATCGAATGTCGGTTTATGGTCGATATAATAATATTGGCGCAGCAAGACCGGTGACCAAAAGAAAGACCGTATATTGTCAAGTGCTTGCTCTGTCTCTGCCCATCCATCGACACGGCGAAGCTCATTGATCATGTTGTGTCTTGCCATGTCACGTCTGTAGGTCAACTCACGCTCCAGGGCATCGACACGGAATTGCGAGGCGGGCGCGATGTTGTCGTTGCTCACCACGCCGAAGCCATTGTCGGTCATGATGATGTCTTGCGAGTGCAGACGATCAAGGAACGTGGCTATCATGACGTATCTCTCGACCTGCAAGAGTAGGCGTGATCCTACCATGGTTGCATCATTTTCATGATCCTGGCCTATGATATTTGTCACGAGGTCTTGATACGTATCATCAAATGATTCCAACATCTTGTTGAACACATCCTCAGAGGCTGCGCCTACGAATGGTAGGATTGCCTCAAATCTATCAACGGTAATATCAATCATCTGTCTGTGATTTTGGGTTGTTTGAAACTTTCTTGGCATCCTTGTTCTCGTCAAGGGTGGTAAGCATGATGAGCGGCACGTCTGGATAGACCTTATCCTCCCAGTGGTTGAAATAGATGATAACCCAGTGGACAGTCTCCATGAGATCATGGAAGGCTTTCTCTATCGACTGCTTGAGCGTGAAGAGCTCTCGCTTGTCGGATCCTGAGTTGTTGGTCTGACTCTTGCCAGGAGTAGCACCCACGAGGTTAGGATGGATATTGTCTGCATAACATTGCATATTGTTGCTCTCTGCGATGTCGTCGCTGTAGTCGCCTCCGTCCTTGGAGGTGTCGATGCGAGTAATCTTGACCATGTTGACCTCCTTGCCGTCTGGGGTAGTGTAATATCCCGCCACCCACAGTTTGCCGCTGTTCTCGATGCCAGAGATGAAGGACTTGATTTTTTCTTTTTCCTGGAGCTTACGCTTTTTCTGATCTTCTTGATTGGTGATGTGCTCTTCCTTGAAGATGCCGCGCCAATAGTCGTTGTGGATTTCCACGAGGTAGGGGATAGCGGCATGGTTTCTGAGCTTTGACATCTTGCCGATGGCGATGAGTCGGGAGATATCATACCATTTATCTCTGAAGATAGCACTGTAGTAGGGAACTGGATAGTATTGACATCCGGCAGTAGGGAAACGTGTCACGATGGCAAACACACGCGCCTTAGTGCGAGGACCATTGCCGCCTTGCCGTGACTTCACCTGTCCGCTCTGCCCCTTCAGCCCCATGCGCTCCTGCAGGTCGCCAAGTGGGTCGAGCTCGTCGAGCAATGGGATAGCCTCTATGTTCTCAGGCTCCAGCGCATTGCGCCAATTGGCGTAAAGCACGTATTCGGAGCGACCGTTTTTGCTCTGCGTGAATCTGCAGTAGCAAGCCTCCTTGTGTCGGACGGCCACGATGCGGTCGCCCTTCTTGTTGAGGATGATAGCCGAGACGCAGAAAAAGAAATATTTCATGTCGGTGATTTGCTCCAGGAAGAATCTGCTCAGAGAATTGTGCATCTTGAAGAGATTGACATCCTTGTCGTCGCTTGGCAATTTGGTTTTGATGTCGTTGTATTGGAATCCAAGACCGTAGCAGGTGAGCACGTTGAAAAGTTTGTTCTGTGCCATCACGCTGCTCTCTCCGATGCTTTTGATGAGCTGGTAGGGTAGAAGGTTGTCTTCACCGAAGGGGATATAGGTGTAGTTTTTGCCATCGCTTGCTTTGACGGTCATCGTGTCTGTGATGCCGTCATCGTCGAAGATGCCAGAAGACTCCACGAAACCGCCTGTCGGGTTGTATGCCTGGTAGCTCATCACGTCGCCCATGGTGGCGAAGGTAATGTCTATGTTTTTGTCGTCCATTTGCTATAAGTATATTGGGTGATTATTATATCTGAAGATGAAAACGTCGCGCACCTTGCGCACCTGGTTGTTAACGGGGTTGCGAAGCCGGTGTGTGCCCTCTCGCCAGTTGGAAGAGGTGACGAGCCAACCACGGTAGTGGATGATGGATCCGTCGGATGCCTTCCAGCAGTCGATGTCAACAGGCGAGCGGTCGATGCGTGAGATATCGAGCGAGCGGCGAAGCTCGTTGATGTGTATTGCCTTGCTTGTATCAGCCATATATGTGAAAACTTTAAGAGTGAAACTTTAGTTGAACGTGTCGTCGAAGGAATCATCGAAGATGCGACCTTCGCCCATATTCTTGAACATCACGTTTTGGATGCGCTGTGCATATTGGTAGGTGAAGGTGAACTCTGGCATATCGTCAGCCTCATTGGTGCGCTCTGCCTTGGATTCAGTGATGGTGACTTGCTTGTCTTGTGAGTAATCCCGGAAAAGATAGATCTCGTCGGAGCGCAGCAGGTCTTCGGCGAAGAGAGTCATCGATGGTGGCAGGATGCCGGTGTCGCCCTCGAAGTTGCGTGTCTCCCTGATAGAATAGTTGATTTTCTTGCCTGATATCACGGCGCTCTTGCGCTCGAACTCTGGTGAAATCTTTTTTTTGCCGAGACAGTAGAAAGTCTCCTGGCATCCGAAGCTGTTGGTAAAGAGCAGCACCGGGTCTGCCACGCTGCCGGTATGATCTATCTGGAACTCTTGTGTGCGCTTGCCCACGGTCACGGTATAAGCGAAGAGATCTCCATATACCTCGTTGTGGTATCTGTCGGGTGATACGTCGAATGTGGTGATGCCATTGACAGTGCGTGTCGGTGTGACATCAGCTGTGAAGGTGGCGGTGTTGACGGTATTAGCATTCTTGATATATCGCGCCGTGACGGTCGCCTTGGTGCTGTCTGAGCCAGCTGCATGGAGGTATTCTCGATGGCCGAGGCGCGTGAGTTTAGCGCCATCCAGGAGTGACATGAAGTATCGGTCGAGGAATGTTGCCGCCGACATATCGATGTCAACGGTGGCATAGTAGGCGGTGATGCTGCCACTTGACCATGAGGCAGTTTCTGTCTCACCTGTGTGCTCGGTGATGGAGATTGAGAATGTGGCAATCACAGTCGGGCGCACAGCATCGGCTATGAGCGTGCCGAGATCGTAGATGGTGATGTTGCCGGAGACGGGGTAGTATGTCTCGCTGAGCAGTTCTTCTCCTGCACAGGTGATGGTGACGGTTGCGCTGTCGCCACCTATCGAGAAGGAGAAGGTGTCGAGCTCACTGGTGAAGAGTGGTGATGTTGGTTTGGTGGCTTTTATCATGTCTTGTCTTTTTTTTAATGCAAAGATAATAAGGTAGGGGAGAAAATAAAAATACGAGACCGTCATCACGACGACCTCGTATGTTATCTACTTTCTGGTAGAAAAGTAGTCAATATATAAAAAAATGACTGTATTTCTTGTTATTCAGACATGGTATCCTTGATTATCCAGACGAGCCTGCCACCCTCAATCTGCATCATCTTATATCCATGCTCTACCATGTATTCTGTGATGGTAGAGATAGAGGCAAAGACCATCTCTTTGATGGCATCCTGTATATCCTTGGAAGAGAGGAAGTCAACGTGCTGATCATTTTGATCATCACATGGACCACTGCCTTCTAAGTAGGCATCAAGGGCTATTGTCACATAGTCAATCTTTGACTCTCGCTCCAGTGGCTGTGGCTTTTGCTCATTATCGTAGGCAGCAAAGCCTATCGGTCGTTTTTTCATACCTTACCTCCTTTGGCCTCCAGGGCTACGTTGATGGTCTGAAAGAGGTCGCTCATACGCTTGAAGGCGTTGAGCATGAGCAGCACCTTGCCGGGACCTCCGAAATCGTCCACGCTGTTGGTTACTACCTCGTCTGATACAAGTTTGTCCTGTATGTAGTTGAGGTTCTCGATGAAGTTGTTGAGTTGGTCAACGTTCATCATATCCACGAGCGCATTCCATACTTCCGTTGTCATGCGCAGATCGGTAGCATTATTCTCATTCATGTCTAATCGTTGTTTATGGTTTTCCACATGGCTAGAGTCATCTTGTACGGCTTAGCCTCTTTAGCTCCATACCGAAGAGCATAATAGCGATGATCATACCATCGGATAATAGTCTGCTTGTGTGGCGCATCATCGATGAAAGCAGCTGATGCGACAACGTTGTTGTCTCTCTGAAATTTGAGTTCCACCTTATGGGCGTTCATCTTCCTGCCTTCAATAACGAAGAACTTGCACCTGATGATATCCTTGGCTGTCAGCTTTGCTGTGCGTCTTCTGCGGTTTCTACTTTTCTTCATCGCTCAATCCTCCTTTCTTGTCTTCTTCTACCGGCCGCCAGAAGACTGCGGAAACAGGGTCTTCGCCATCTGTACCATACTCTTCGCAATCTACGAAAATCTGAGGAGCCGCACCGGAATAGAGGACACCGTCCTTGGCTATCACTCCCTCGCAGCAGAATTCGGTATGACGAGGATCGAAGAATCTTACCCTGGTACCCTCCTTCATCTTGTCCAGGTTCGCCAGGAACTCTCTCGACTTGAAGATGACAATCTTCCTCTTGTCCACCTGCACCCACAGCGGACAGCTATGAGTCTTCTTGCCTATCTTCAGAGCCAGGTCGAAGGCGGTCTTGGTGGTGAAGGAGTCTTCCTCAGACGATACGCTATACGTGGTGACAGTAACGTCCGGATAAAACTGCTTATACGACTCCAGGATCTGCTTGGTTGATTTCTTCTTTGCCATAACTACATCACCTCCCCTCCAAAAAAGAAACCGCTGACCGCCACGATGGCCATCAGAGCCACCATGCCCAACATGACCTTGGCGACGTCGCCATAAGTGACCGTCTCGTCACAGAGGAAACTGAAGGTTTCGCTCTTGGTCTTGGCGAGCTTCTTGATTTCACACTTGAGGGCCTTCATGCCCTCCTCTACGTTGATGCCTACAGGTCTCACCTGAGCATCATTTAATAAAATAGAATTCTGCATAGTGCATCATCTGTTAAGCATTAAACAGCCGATTGTACAAAAGGGTGGCGGCTGCATTCCCCGTTGCTTAACAGATGATGACTTATCCGGAAGGACTAATCAAATCTACGGTTCATGCAGCCGCCATATAGGTACACCTTTTTCCCGTTGCCGGGAAAATGATACTCTTGGGCATAAAAAAAGCCTGCGGCAAGATGCCATAGGCGAAACGGTCGCCCTGCCGGATAGACTACTATCATCTGTTAAGCGGTGGCAAAGATAAGGAGAATATTTGGAACCGCCAAATATTTTTGGGAAAAAGTTTTGTTTTTGGTGGAAAAAGTTAATTTTTTGAGAGAAATGATAGGAATGGGGAATGAAAAAGCCCCCGATGCAAGGTGCAGCAGGGGCTATGATTATTTTTGGAAATACACTTTAAGGGGTAGGGAATTTTCCACATCACCTATTTTAAATGTGAACATGAAATTACCCTCGGTTGGAAATTGAAGGTCGGAGAACTCGAAGATAAAGTTACTAAACAGAAATTCTTCAGAAGGATGTGGCTCTACCTTTGCTTGTATAGGGTTGCCGAGCAAAGGTTTTCCTGTGGCCAAATCGATTACCTGTGTAGTGAACTTTTGTTCGATTTTACTTTCTTCACTATTCATTTTTACTCTGGCTACCAAGAAGAGAGTACTCTTTGGTAGAGGGGCTTTTCTAACCACATAGTGGTCGAAAGTTCCCACGATAGTGAGCTTGCCATCGTTATCTTGTGCGAAGTCACATAATGCAAGAATATCTATAGTCATTTTATTTGTCCTTTAATGTTAGACTCGACTTGTGCCGAGTGGTTGAAAAGTCGTTTGTAATTCTCAAAAGAGTACTTGAGTTTGCTCACAGTTCTCTTGTTGGTGCTTGCGAGGTTTGCGCCATGTCTTCCCGATACGCCCTCTTTTGTATCGAACTTCAGCGAGTTTCTCTTAGAATCAACCCATAGCCTTATGGCATCGCCTTTGATAGTGTCCCCCACCTCGCCATGTACATTCATCTGTTTGCGTATGAGTATTTCTTCCTCGTTAAGTTGTAAGGCTTCCGTGATTTCAACGGAGCTGTTTCTGTCCAGTTCATAGAGTGTCATTTTTTTGCCTGTGATAGGTTCTTCTTTGAGACCTTTCCATTCAGCTCTTCTTGCAATCACAGCAGCTTTTTTCCCCTCGATGATTTCACCTTCCTTTATGTATATAGCCATTATTTGATACTTTTTTGCATTGATTTTTCACTGAAAGAAAAAACCTCAGCCATATCGTCAGGTGAGGCAACATCCATGATGGCAGGGCTTACCTCAAGAGCAACCTCGATGTCTTCTACAGATGCATCCTTGTTTTGTTTAATGATGTAATTGTCCTCATTTTCCTCAATCTCTTTATCAAATTCTTCCTCGGTGATATCGCCAGCGAGCATATTGCAATAGAGCTTGAAATAATTGCGCTCACGTGTGCGGTTGTTTATGGCACGTGTCATCAATTCCTTCAATCTGTCAGCAGTGCTAATTTTGAAAAAGTTAGCTTTGCTGACAACTCCTGCGAAAGCAATCCGTTCTTTGTCTTTGTCTTGTATGGCTACGACCGAACTGCCGTCAGCTTGATAAGTTGTATAAATGGTTGTTGTATTGCTCATGTTGAATATAAACTTGAATGGTTTATTGTTTATTGCTGCAAAATTATGTTTTTTTCTTTATACTTACAAACTTTATTTCAAATTTAACTATAAAATTAACAACAAAATTTGTATGCAAAATTAAATTAAGCAATGTTTGACCACTTTTAGGCTCTTGCCAGACTACTTTCGCCGTCAGGCGAAAAATTTACGAAAACAGGGAAGACAGAAATGTCTTCCCTGTACCTTATTATATATTATAGCTTGCCTTTGTCGTGGAAGCTATAGAAGCCATCCTCTGTGATGATGATGTGGTCCATGAAGAAAAGGCGCATGATTTGGCAAGCCTTGTGTATCTTCAAAGTTACTTCTTCATCAGCCTTGCTTGGCGTGGCATTGTTGGACGGGTGGTTATGCGCCACGGCTAAGATGGTGGCATTGTTGAGCACCGCTTCTTTCATTATCAATCGTACATCGACCGCTGTTTCCGTCAGTCCTCCCTCGCTGAGTTTGATGCACTTTATCAGCCTGAAGTTCTGATTCATCAGCACCACGAAGAAACGTTCTTTCTCGTTGTCCTCCATCTGAGGGAGAAGAAAGTTATAGAGTGCCAAGCTACTGCCGAGGTCGGTCTGCTGAGCCACCTTTTCCATTTGGTAGCGTCTTCCGAGTTCGATGGCGGCTTGTATGGCTATCGCCTTGCAGTCGCCTACACCCTGCACAACTTCGAGTTCCTCAATTCTCGCACGCTTGATATTACGTAGGCTCTCGCCCATGATATTATAAATCTGTCGTGCCTGCTGTAGGCTCTCTTTTGTTCCTGCCCCTCTGTTCATTACAAGCGAGAGAAGTTCCACGTTGCTGAGGGTGTCCATACCGTAGTTGTAGGCTCTGTATTGAGGTCTTTCCTCCCTGCAAAGGTCGTTATAATTTTGTCGTATCATCATTATATTTTTTATTAGTTATACATTCTTTTGGTTCTTGCGAGGAACATGGCACCCATGACCTCGGCGCCACATTCAGCGAGTTGGCTTGCAAACTCTTGGGCGGTCGCTCCGCTTGTTATCACATCGTCGAAGATGATGACCTTCTTGCCCTTGAAATACTCTCTATCGAGTGCCACCCTGTAGCCGAAGCTTTCAGAAACATGGTTTGCGCTGTTGTGCTTGGCTGTGCGCTCGCCATAGATGAAAAGATGGTCGTTGCCGTTCTGTACCTTAGCCTCTTGGCTCACCTTGGAGGCGAAATGAGAGAAACGCTTGGTGTATTTCTTTGAGTTGGCGGCTGGAGCACAAACAAGCACGAAGTCGCCGGCTTTGTCGCCATAGGTCTGAGAGAATGACTTTGCCACCATGTCGGCTGCATAGTCTGTCGCCCACTTCTTGCCATCCTTGAAGGCAAAGATGAAGTTTCTTACTTGCTCTGCCTTGGCTGAGCGGTCGAAACGCTTGGAGTTGTACTCGTAATAGTTGAAAGTCTTCATACGCTTTGAAATTTTTATTCTACCCAGAGGGCTAAAGGAGCTTTTTACTTGAACTCGTCTTTGTCTGCCCGTCTGAGAGTTTTTTTTATTCTGCCCGTCAGGCTTTTTTGTCACTTTTTACGGTGCAATGAGACGAGCGGAGAAGAGGTATGAAGACCAAGGAATTTTGGCTAAAAGTTACAGGAATACCCAATCTGTGATTGTGGAAGGCTGCCAGGAAGTTTTCGCAGAAATCGGGAACCAGTACTTGGTAGGTACCGTCCGCCGTAAATTTGCTGAGGAAAAAGGGATAAAGTCTGATGGGCTACCTATAAAGGGCTGCTCTCGGAGCGGATAAAGCGGACAAAGAAAAGGCTTTGCCTTACCTCGGTGTTAAGCCTCTGTGACGTTTGAACAGCGCAAATTTTAACATCTGTATAGAAATGGGTAAAAAGAAAATTTGCGTATCAAGAAAACCGTGTTTTTCAGGCATTCTGCATGAAAAACAGACCTTAGACCGATGAAATCGCAACATTTGGCAGGCTTCGACCTCGAAGTTGAAGATGCCGAATGTGTCGTTTTACGACAGGTTTTCCACACCTAAAGGCTGGAAAACCTCGATTTTATCGGGGTTTTAGGGATTCAAAGGGAAAATAATTCCCCTTTGTCGCCGAAACGACCCCCCACCGCCCTGCGCCCGAGCCCGCCTCCCGACCCTTTGAAAAGACGGAATATGTAAATAAGTATTAAGAAGTTTGTAAGAGTGCTAAACATAAAAAAGGGGAGTCCGCATCGCTGCGAACTCCCCCAAACGGCGGTCAAGCGAGAATGCTAACCTCCTATGGTCGTATGAAAAAAAATAATATCAGAGCATGGAGCCAGTGGAGATATAGCCATCGGACTGCGGGAATTTCTCTATGCCAATCATGAGTGTGTCGAAGGCATCGGAGCCATCGGTGCGAGCCTCCAGCTTGTCCTCCTCGGTCTCTGCCAGTTTCTCTCCTCGCTTATCCTTCTTGCCATTATACACACCAGCAAGGCGGATGGATATGAGCAGATCTTCATTGTTCTCGCTGTTGATCATGGCACGGTGCTCAGCCTTGCCCACGAACATACGGTTGATGAGCAGCATCTTCTCCAGGTGTCCCATCGGGTTGCCCAGATAGACCTCGTTGACATACCAGCCATGGTCTGTGAGATAGTTGGCGATGAAGGTATGGAAGTCATCATTCATCAGGGCGTAGTTGTTGCCCACGAAGGTAGAGTCGTAGTAGAAGTTAACCTCCTTGCATCGTTGGTACTGGTAATACTCCATGAACTTATCGAGCAGGGCAGGCAGCTTATTCTCATACTTCACGAAGAAACTCTTCAGGCAACGAGCCTCGCCACGCAGGTTGTCTTGTCCCACGCACATCCAGTTGATGAGCGCATTGGCATCGAACGCTATGCACAGCGGACGGTCAGGATCAACGTCTGCATCCATGCGTGCATCCACATGCTGTAGCTTATCGATGTCGTACTCCAGGCCATCGAGGAAGTCGAGGTTGGGAGCCGTGTATAAGTTGACATCACGCAGGTTGGAGTAGAAGCCATCGAGCGAGATGGATGGCCGCTTGCACATGATGGAAGTCTGGAATGTGAGTGCAGGCAAGTCTCGCTTCATCTGCTTGATGAACTCCATGCCGAGCACCTCTACATTATAGACAGAGGAATATTCCTTGTAGAAGAGTGTCTTGGAACGCAACTGTGCCAGTAGCAAGCCTATCTCCTTCAGGCGACGCTTGGCATATAGACTGACGTGCCCCGATGTCTTGATGCGGTTGCGGATGTCAAACTCTTCGACCACGAGCGAGGAGATGGCTTCCACGAGGTGAGGATCACAATCCTTCTTGTAGTTGAGGAACCAGGAACCTTTCTTAGTGACCGGCATATCGGAGGTGACAAGCATGCCATGGTGGTAGTAATGCTGACCAAAGAGGTTGACATTGCCACGGTTGGCAGGGAAGGTCTCATCCTTCAGCTGCTCGAAGTCGATGAACTTCGCCTCGTCGATGTCGAGGTAGTCAAGCGAGAGGGAGTTAGACGTGCCCTTGCGGTCTTGTGAGATAATGGTGCCTATACTTCCATTATAAAACGAGATGGTGTTCTCCCAGTTGGAAGGAGGAATGACCGGGTCAGGCCATCCCAATTTCTTAGGTGGCTTGACCCCGATGAGATAATGCTTGCCCCGATGGAAGCCCCATCGCTCCCAGTGCTGAAGCATGGACGGTATGGTATTGGTGAGACATCGCTTTGCATTGGCGGAGACAAAGCCACCATTGCTGCCAGGCATGCGCTGCATGTTGCGCAGGTTGAACATGGAGTGGAGTACACTTTTGCCTATGCCTCGACCGCCCACTACCACGTTGTCTCGAGCGTTGATGAAGTTGACCTCCATCTGTGCTGGGTTTAGATATTGATCGATCATTGAGCATCCTCCTTGATTTCTTCTGTTGGTGTATATTCCAAGAGTTGCTCATCATAGTCTTCAGCTTCGATTTTGACAAGATCCATGGAGTTGTCGGTGTATTTCTTGATGAGCTTCTTGATGGTGGTCATCACGTTAGGAATGCGCTTGAGACCCAAGTGACGAGGATCTGTGGTAGGGATGAACACCTGAGGTTGAATCTGGTCGTAGCCATTATCCACAGGATCTTCCTTATCCAGAAGATGATATTTACCGTAGGCAGCAGCTGCAGCAGCCATGGCACGGGCATCGCCCATGGACTCAGCCTTATCGTAGGTGCGCTGTATCATCTGGTCGAAGCGGAAACGGGCAAAGTCCTTGGATACACGCTGGAGATTGCCCAGTATGAGCTTGATGAGGTGCAGATCGTTGTATGCCATCATGCGCTGCACACGATAGTCTTGCATATCCTTGAATACCAATTCCTGGTCTGTCTTGCGGGGATTGACGAGCCACCAGGAATAGAGGGCACGGATGCGTAAAATGCGGTCACGCACAGGGGCTGGCACATTTTGCGCATCCATCTCTTCGGGTGTGCGATCCATGAGGTCGATGATGGCATCGATGTTGGCTGGTTCTCTCATACTCTAATCTCCTCTAACATTTGGTTCAGGTATTCATGTGTGCGCTGCACGGCTTGTGGCGAGCCAGCAGCAGCGAGGTCAAGTTCATTCTTGCGAAGCTGCTGCTTCACAGTCGCCATGCCCAGATAGTAGGCACGGTGAAGCTTAGACGAAGGCTTCAGAATCTCCTCACGCAGTTCATCCTCGTTAATATCCAAAAGGACGGACATCTCCGATATCGGAGTCAAAGTCTCTGCCAAGTCTTGCACGTTTTTCATCAATTCCTGTGTAATTTCCATTGATTTTCAAACTTTTGTTAGTACAGTGCTCCAGGTAACCATGGAGCAGATCATAGAAGACTTGTGGCTCTGTAGTGACGATGGTCGATTCATCACGGCTACCATAGGTCTGGTTTTGTGAGGTGACGACCGACACCACGCAATCGGCGGCTCTGAAGAGGATCACCTTAGAGTGGTTCTCACCCAGATAGACCTCGTCGAAGCATGCCTGCATCATGCGCCAAAGCTGCACGGTCTTCTTGCTCGCCTTGACATCGAGCAGCATCTTTGCCGAACGGATGCTGTCAGACTGCCGCATCAGGCGGAACCCACGGAGAAACTCCTCGGAGGTAGAATAGGATGACACCCACACTTCTGCAGAGCCTGTCTGTGAGAGAATCCACTTGATGAGACCGAGGGTGTGGATATGTCGCCCGAAATAGGCTTGCGTCTGGACTTCGCCGATGGGTTTCAGTAGGTCTGATACCTTAGCCTTGGTTGCCATTCTCAGCGAGGCGGGCTTTAGCAACACGGTCACGGTCGGCACGTTTGACCACGTATGAGTCGTAGGTGAGCATGTCGGCACGATACTTTTTGTCAAGGTCGGAGAGTATCTTGAGATACTCGTATCGGTCGCACGGCTCTTTATCTTCCATCGACTTGAGTGTCTCGAAGGTAGATTTTATTTCCTTGTATCGCTTGGCGTTAATATCCCAGAGGGCTGCAACTTCTTCGGGCAGAAAATCGTGATCCTTGCGCTTGCCTTTGCGGATGACCGCGACACCATCTTCTTCGGAGGACGGCAGCTCTGCATCATCATTGTTGGACTCTTCCTCGCTGGAATCGGTCGTTTTGGCGGTCGTACCGGTCGTTTCTTCGGTCGTAGCCACTGGTGCACCCTCGTCTATGATGGCTTGTGCCTCTGGAATGACGAGACTATCCATCTGCTTGACCTCATCGATGGTCATTTTGTCGAGACGAATTTTGAGGAACTTGCCCAGTTCATACTCGATGTTGGAACGGTATGCCTGTGGCTGTCTGGTGGCACGGGCATGATAGAAGCGGTCTCTGTTGAGACGGAAGAGCATGTTTGCCCCCTTAATGACGTCTGCATCGCTCTCATGCTTGGCATTGAGCCATGCTTGTATTTGTTTGGTGAATTGATGATCCATATATGCGAAAATAATAAAAGGTGGCTCAGGCACGAAGCGAGAGCCACCTAAGCTGCTGAAACATTTTTGATATTATGAGTAAAATAGCGTCTACTGTGAAACCTCAGTCCATACGGAGCCATCAAGACCACTGATGTCACCCTCGTCGGTCTCCAGCTTGCCCTCATAGAAAGGTGCCGGACTGACGTCTGTGGCTTCAACGCTGAGTGTAGAGGTGACGGAGTCTGTAGCACCAGCACCACTATTCTGAGCAAATGTGGACTTAGGTGCGAACATCTCGCAACCCAAGATACGGAAACGACCATTAGGCATCTGCTGAGCGTAGATCATCTCATCGTTGATAACCATGCGGCCGAAGCCTGTGATGTCGGCATCCATGCCACCGATGATATACTCAGCCTTGTTGAGGAATGTGGCTGAAGGAGCCTCTCCCTGTGTCTCGGTGGTAATGCTTGACTTGAGGGAGACCAGGTCAACCACATGCCACTTAGCATCGGCTTCCAAAGCGAAGTTGCCCTTGTATGTGGCAAGTGCGGTCATGTCTGTAGCTTTATCCTCTATGCCATCAGGAAGCTTTGGCCATGTGAGAATCTTTGACTTGAGAATAGCCAAGAACTTAGGGCGAACGCCAGGAGTAATGCGTACTCCTGGACATTTGCGGACTGATTTATATAAATCTTTTGTTGTGCAAACCATAATTTAATCTCCTATATATAATAAGGTGAAAGTTTACTTCTTGCTCTCAGCACCTGTGCTATCGGCTGGGTTTGTGTCATCGACAGGATCCTGCTCGTCGTTAAGACTTGTATCTTCGGCTGTAGCGCTCTTTTGGATGATAGGCTTCTGGCCATCATCAGTGATGAACATGATGCGCTCTTTGTTGATGCTCTCGTACTGAGTGCCGAAGAACTTGGTGGCGATGAAGTCGAGTTTCCATGGGTGATATTTCTCCACACTGATTTTCTCTGCATCGTTGTTGTTGGCCTCGTTGACACCCACGAGCATATTGCTGCGAGTTGTGAGCTGGAAGAATGGAGCATTCTTCTTATTGCTCAGAGGAGCAAAATGTACATTCTCGAATCCCACGATGGAATTGTGGTTGTAACCGTTGTTGTATGGAACAGATCCGAACTTCTTCAGGTATGCACGGTTGTACATGTTAACGAAACTCTGAGGAACGAAGAGCAGCAGATTATCTTCTGCCATCAACTCCTCGTCAGCAGATTCACAGATAGCTTGTGCGAAGTCAACTGCGTTGTCGTCATTGAGGACCTTACCACTACCCAAGATGTCTGAAACCTTGATGAGGTTGCCGAGATCACTTGACAGTGTGCCTGCTGTCAATTCTTTGGCTCCGATTGTATCAAAACCATTGAAAAGGTCTTTCGAACCATTACCGGCGGGATTGCGCACGGCATTCCAAAGCACTTTATCAAGGTTCTTACCAAGTTTCAATGCGAGAAGTTGGAGAACCTGCAGGGTGATAGGTACGTTTTTGAGAGCATCACCACTCATGGCGTTGGCACCCCAAATGGTGGAATATACCGAGTTAGGTGAGAATTTCACGTCGACGTTACCAAGGAACACTTCCAAGGTGCGAGGCGTGATCTTTGCACCGCTATCGGCAGTACGGTTCTCATCATATGGACCGAACTCAGCGTTACCAGTCAACTCTCCGACTGTCTCTGAAACACGAATGCCTGGGCGAAGTGTCATGTATGAGAGTGATTTCTTCAATCCCTTGGTAGGCATGGTAATCAACTGCTTGCGGTATGTTGCAGCAGTCTTCTGCAACTGTTCATGAACATTTGCAGGGGCAATGAACTTGTTTTCTTCTGCCATGTTATGCAAATTCGTTAATAGCGTCAAACACTTGACCTGAGAAGTAGTCCTGTGCCTGGGTGTCCTCTACTGCTGTAGAAGTACTACCACCTGGCTGATCCTCCAGATCCTTTACTTTATCCTTCAGGTCGTCTCTCTCCTTTTCGAGATCCTTGACCTTGTCTTCCAATGCCTTCTTTTCATTCTTGACCTTGGCGAGTGCCTCGTCTTTGTCATGGATGGAGCTGGCATCGGCAGCCATCTTGTCCTCAATCTTCTGCATCTGCTCCTTGGAGATGGTGCAGTCCTTTGCGGAATCTTCTGCCTCAATGCCCTCAATATTGAGGACATTGTTAATGTGAGTCCATTTCTTGATCATATTTATAATAATGTTATGTGGTTTGTCTTTACCAAACAGTCGGTCAAGGAAGCCTGGCTTCTTCTCGTACCATGAATTGACAACCTCTGGCAATACTGGAAGGTTGTTGTACTTGATAAAGTCTTGTGTCTGCTCGGTAATCTCGGCAGGCTTGCCATCCATGACTTCATCGACAAAACCAAGCTCGATGCACTCATCAACGGTGTGCCAGCGAGCTTCAGACATCACCTTGATGATGTCTTCATGATTTTTGCCGGAGCGGTCGCAGTAAACGTTGGCGATAATGTTGTCTATTTTCTGCTGGTTTTCCTGCTGTTTCTGAAGCTGCTCGATGAGAGATCCAATCTCTTCCTCGTTGAGCGCAGACCATACGAACTGCTCTGTGGAGCATTTGTGGACGAGGAGTAAAGTGTATTTGCTCATGCGGATCTTGTTGGCACCCATCGCACAGATGGTTGCAGCGGATGCAGAGAAGCCAGCCTGGAAGTCAACGGTGACATCACCATGTGACTTGAACATCTGGCAGATGGCGAGACCGGCGGAAACTTCTCCACCAAGCGAGTCGATGGAGACATCTACATGCTTGCCTTTGTTGTCATTGAGAATGTCGTGGACCATTCTCTTAGTCCACGACCCAATGTAGCCAGTGATTGATATTTGATATTTCATATAGCTTTGCGAATAAGAACACTGCAAAGTTATATAATATGAGGGAAGAATAAAAAAACTTTTATTCGATGATTTGGAGCGGTTTTATCACATCAGACCATGTAACGGTATAGGCGATGAGTGAACTGTCGGTGTGCGAGCTCGGCATAAGCTCGGAGCGAGTGAGGACAGGAAACGGGCGATGGTCGCGCCCGATGAGGTATCGGCACCCATCGGCGGTTGTCACCCTGTATGCGAGTGGTATGTCGTCAGAATTAATTTGCTCACACGACTTGAAGGTGAGTTTCGACGTGAAAATACGAACCTTAGACTCTACTTTGTCGGAGATTTCACAACTTGACGGATTTTTGCACTGAATCTGTCTAAACTCGACATCCTGTGGAAGAATGCAAAGATGACGTGCTGGGAAGATCACACTCTTGAGTTTCTCTGCCTCAGCCGCCTCTATTTTGATGATGTTTTTGATGTATGCCATAAGCTTTGAAAAATTTCTAAGTTGTTCGGACTTGTTCGGGTTTGTTTGGATATTTCGGTTTTGTTCGGAGTTGTTCGCAGCGACGGAAAATTTTATGCTAACATTTACTAAATCTTGTTGTAGAATTTAAAATAACGCCTTTTTTTGCGTGTTGATCACGCATTCTGTAGAAGCATTGACGCACAGTATCCTCATAATCGATACCAATACCATGCTGCTCGCACCATGCAGAAATGATGGAAGATATGCGGCATGATCGGTCAGCAATATCCTTAAGCGATGCCCAGAGATCCATCTTGAAGAGGTCGATGATGACCTCCTTGATGGCACGTCTTGCTCGAGGACCGAGATAACAGTACTCTCGCACAGGTTTAGCCTTGGAGTCAGGGAGCATGATAGCGAGATATTCATCAGGATGAGTGAGCCAACGGCTCTCCTCGAACTCCTTATCCTTAAATATATGAGAAGCACTCTGATGAAGCTTTGTGGAGTCTGCAGCCTCCTGCTCTGTTTGACTCTCCAGTTCAACAAGTGAGAGTTTTGCCGATGGAGGTTTCGTGGTGAACTTGCGGATCACCGCCACCTCATTGCCACCGACAGGAAAGATGACAGGGGTGCCATAGGCATGATATGCCCATTGCCTGATGTGAGTGGGAATTTTAATATAAACGACTGGATTCATATATATATGCGTTTTTTGCGGCAAAGATACGAAGAATTTTTGAGAATACTAAAGATAATCAGTAAAAAAACTAACTTTTATCAGTAAAGTTGGTGTGATATAATTTCGTCCGAAAAGTTTGTATTTTTGTATCATGCAAACTTGGCTTTGTAAGTAGCTGATAATCAGTGTATTTTGTATGATACAATTTTGTGATACAGAAAATGTAACACTTTCGATTTTGTTACATAGACAAATCGCGGAGTTAATAACCAGTATTAGAATGGGCTTGTTACAAACTTGAAAATTTTTGTAAAGTAGTTGTAACGCAACTTTGTAAACACCGCAAATGTGGCTTAACTCCCTATCTATCAGTTATTTATCTTTTTTGCTAACATTCTGTTACAGAGTTACAAAGGATTTGTATAAAATAAAAGAAAGGGGTGTGGGGAAAACGACGGCATGGGCGTGAAAATAGAGTAGGGGAGACGGTCAGAACGACTGGTGAGGAGGTCTTGGCCAAAGAAAAAGGGAGCGATGGGCCAATGCTCACCGCTCCCTCGTAACATGGGAAAAGAATTATAAAATCAGCAAAATTTGCTTGAAAATTTAGCTCAAAATATTTGCATAATTCAGATATTTTTTGTACCTTTGCACTATAACTTGGGATTATCTATTCTTTTATTTATAGATGGTCAGAAAGGGTCAGTACATCCACCTGCGTCTGTCATGTTGAAAGGAATGGTGGGTTGTATATCACCTTGGTTTGCTTGAGTATCCTCTTTTTTAACATCACTCTTTTTGCTTCTGAGATAAATCATCTCAACAGGGCTGCCATCTGGATTGGCCGGATCGCGTCTGATGATGCGATGCTGGCTGTTGCAGAGATCCTCTGGGTTCAGCTCTTTGATGTAAGGACACAACTCAACGAACGCCTTCAGCTTCTTGGTGAAGCTCTGAGTTGTCGCCTTGTTGATGCCTGAGAATTGCTTGAAGTCGTTGAAAGCACGCTCTCTCACGATGAATTTGTCGAGTCGCTCGCTCTCCTCTGAGAAGTAAGTAGCAGCCCAATCCTCGAAGTTTACGCCCATGTCAGCCTTGAACTTACGCTTGATGATGTTATCCATCGGTGGCATGATCTTGATGGGTTCATTGGCCAAGGAGAGGTAAAAACGGCAGCACTGCAGGAAAAAATTGATGTCCGCATTCCATTCATCCTCGGTGTATGTCTTTGAGAACAGATCCTCGTCGAAGTCATCACGGATGCTACGTGTCTCCTGGTAGTCGTTTTCTTCTGTGCGCTGGTGGTAATAGTCTGAGAACACCATATAGAGCAATCTTGCTTCTGAGGATGGGTCGAAGTCTGCAGGCACATAATTAGTGGTGAAAGCAATCTTCGGACTATCCTCAAAAGGAATCGTGAAGCTTTGGTTATTCTTAGGGTTTACTGTCATATCTGAAGTAATGTTGTCGTAAAAGAGACCTGTGTTGAGATATCGGTCGCAGTCATCAAGCAACAGCATTTGAGTGTGCTGGGTAACCTGGTCGAAGACATGAGGGTTGTCCATCAGCTTCGGGTTGCGCCCGGAAAGTTTAACAGTCTTCATCAGCAAGGAGAGGGTCTTGAAGAAGAAACTCTTGCCGGAACGACCGTTGCACTCGTTATTCTCGCCGATTTTATTATCCATGGCCATTGGCGCCCATGCTCTTGATGGTGCCTTGTAGTGATGGAGCATATAGCCGAATGTGAAAATCTTGTTTATCAGATTCTGTTTTTGCTCCTGGATCTCAGTGTCGGCGAGACCAACGCCTGCTATATCGAAGAGGTGAGCCTTATGGTAAGCCTCCTTTTCATCAATACTTTTGTCCTCGAAAGCATACTCCAGCTCCTTGCGCCAATAGGTGCGTGAGGCGTTGATGAGGTATCCGAAGAAATGGGATTTCACGCTTTTGATCTCAATGTCAAACTTCGGTCTTCCATCCTCATCTATGGTGCGAGAGATAGCGAACATGTCGTCTAACTTTTTGAAATTGTGATCGATGACATTCTCTTGCCACACGTAGTTTTTCAACGAACTGCCTTCACGCTGATACTCCGTCAAGCCATCCTTGCTGACCTCTACGCTGACTCGAGGAAAGAAGAATAGTTGTGAGTGGTTGGTGTAGCTGGTGAAGTCTAACGTAATCTCTTGCAGTGAGTCGAGCGCAGCGCTGGAGAGCTTCGGGGTATTCAGAACCAGGTTGAGGATATCTCGCTTTTCAGCTCTATCGATGACCCATTGACGGCAGAACTCTCGGATGTCTCTTGTTGTTATGAGCTTGACGATGTTGCCTGTGATGCGAACATACTTAGTAATTGTGGAGTTGTCGTCATGTAAGGTGTAAAAACCATTGAGGCGAAGAAAATTATAGAGGCACGCTGTGTCAATGTAATGGTCCCAGGTGTTGGCCTTTTTGTTGAGCTTGCTCACCCAGAAGCGAGCTGGCATGGCAAGTGTCATAAGATTGCGGAAGTCTTTGCGTGTATTGCGCAACTCCATCCAGTCTCGTAGGTCTTTGCGCCCCTTACCACGGTTGTCATGGTAAGTACGAAGCCATGAAGGCAGCCATATTGTATGAACATCGATGAAGCGCAGAGCTAACTCTGTACCCTTAGCAATGCCCGTCTCGTCAATGTCGGGTATATTGTAGAGTACCTCGACATATTTCATGATTTCTTTGTATTCTTCTTCACTCAACTTGTAAGTCTCGGAGTTGAACCATAGAGGGTGGTAGCCCAAGGATCGGCAACAGAGACTGTCACGCTCTCCACTGCAGATGAAAGCTTCAGGTAACTTCTTTTCCTTGTAAGGCTTGGACTCATCGGTGTTGGTCTTGTTGTATTCGGCCTCCTCACGTCTGTTAAATTCGTGGTAAGCTGCTTTCAGCTCGGCAAGCCCATTGATGTATGATTTTGGTTTTATGCCTTCAGGTGTATAAGAGAATCGCCATTGCTTTTGATAGTTAAGAGGCTCGTATATCTTAAAGAACTTGACTTCCGGTTTATCGCCTGAAGCCGGAGATACAAGGCACTCACGCATGAATATCGGATAGTGCTCATTACTGTACTTGATTTTAACCTTGCGGTCTTTTACGTAGCCAATCCATTTGGCAGAGTGCCAGTTGAGCGCATCGACATGCTCCTGCTTGACGTTTGGACCAAGTACACTCAGCTCGTTGTCGGTAAACTTCTCCTTGAGCTCAAATATGCAAGTGCCGTCTTTCTCCTCTATGGTGGCATCTCGCTCAGCGAAGGTTGGCTTGTTGACATCCTTCTTCAACTCGTCGCTGACGTTGAACTCTGCAGCCAATCGTAGGATAGCGTCAGGAAAGCGACTGATGTTTTTCTCTTTCATATAGAGGTCGATAGGTGATTCTGCTACACCTTCGCCTCCAAAGTCCGTCACCTTCCAGCAGGCATCGTATTTTTTGATGCTGCAGGAAGGGGTCTTTTCGTTTCTTATAGCAAAGTGTTTTTTGACATTGCCATTGATACAGTATTTAGCGAAGCATTTTTTAGCATCTGGATATAGTGCGAAGATGATGTCCAGGCCGTCATTTGTCGCTTGATAAATTTGTTCTGCTTTGATCATATTTCTTTTCCCTTATTAAAATTCGCTTGCAAAGTTATTGCAAAGCAAGCTCAAAACAAAATACTTACTGTCGATAGCCTTAATGCCTTAGAATATGACACTTTATGACTTTGTTGACAGCATTTGGTTGGGACAGGTTGAGTTCCGAAACAAAACGTCTTTCGTACTCAGCCTGCGTCTCACGCTCTTTACGGTGTGGGGGGGGTAAGGATATCACAGATAACCTTATAGCCTGTTTCTAACGTTATTATTGCTTTCATAATCGCTAATTCTTTTTGGGGTACATCCAAGTGGTTCAGATATATGCTCTATATATCTGCGAAATAGGGGACAGTATCTTCCATTGATACAGTTCACCCCTATTGGGCAACTTAGACATTTACTTGGAGGCATCTACCTGTACGTTAAATCTATCGTTGTGGATGAGCAGCTTGGCTTTGATATATTCTGGTCTTTGCTCCTCCTCGTTCCAAGCAATTTCCCTGTAGTCTCTGCTATCGATGTAGCACTCTGAGGCTCTTCCGTCCCCAGTCCATTCTACGATATGATCTTTATCATATTCGTCTTGGGCAGGAATAGTGCCAAGTATGCGAATACCAAACTTGGCACTATTTCTGACTTCGTGTATGATAACATCGGGGAACTTTTCTGTGATGGCATCCTCGATAGATTTCATTTTAATCTTCTTTTTCATTGTTCTTCATTCTATATTTGACAATACCCTCGACGATGCCAACCTCTGCATCATCAAATGAAATTTCGACATTAGTCGTGCCTTTGTGGAAAATTCCATAGCAAACCTCCGCATTGACATTTGCATCCTCGAAGTCTTTGTTGATGGCTTCAAGTTGCTTATGATTGCATCTTATTACAATTTTTCCCATGCTCCTTCGTTGATAATTTCATCGACAATATCTTTTTGGTATGGCAACCAGTTATCTTTTTTAATTTTGTCATAGATGCCAGATGCAGACATACCGAACTTCAGTTGGAGGGCAAGTATAAACTTGCTTCTCTTTTTGCGTGGAATTTCATTGTACCAGTCGAGCAATGAATTTTTCTCATCATTTTTTTGCTTTTTTTCTTCCATAATTGAAATATTATTATTAACTTTGTTGCAAAGTTACTAATAAAAATTAGAAAATACTAACGATAATAAGTAAAATTGCTAATTATAGTTAGTTAAATATTATTAATTAAATGGTATAATTATGTTTAATGGTCAGATACTCAGACAGTTAATAGCAAATGCTGGATTAACTAAAAAAGAGTTTGAAAAGCAAATGTTCGGTAGTAAATCCACCGACCTCTACCATCTGGAGAAAGCAAAGAATCTCCGTAGTGATACTCTTGAGCGTCTGCGTGATGTATTGAAGTGCTCTATGGATGATCTCTTTACCGCACCGTCTTGGGCTTCGAGTGGGACGGGAACAGTTGTGGGCTCAAATAATGTAATGTCCACGGTCGCTATTGGTAACGCTTCGCTTGAATCCCAGTATCTAAAAGAGTTAATCTTGGAGAAGGACAAGCGCATCAGTACGTTAGAAAATTATATAAAATTGTTAGAAAGTAAGGAAAATAGAGACTAAATACGAACGAAAGTTAGTAAAATAATTTTTCTATAATAAGGAACAGGTACAATTAATATTAATTTGGTCTTGGTATTAACAACTTATCTTAGTAGTTTGGGCGGTTAGAAGGTTTAGTCCTGCCGCCGCAACTAAATGATGGTAAGAAGTTTTCTTCTTACCATTTTTTT